AAGGCAACACGGATGCTCAGGAACCAACTGAGCCGCCTGACATTACAGGCACTATTGTCGAACCGTGGCTACTTGATCTGATTCAACGATCCGCTGGTATCGGTTTTATGCCAACAGGCGCATGAACATAGAGTTCCCTGCGGGGCTATGGGGCGGTATCGCTGTTTATGAGAACGCTGTGAACCCCGAAACATGCAAACAGGTAGATGATTTACTGGCCCAGCATTGGGATGCGCTGTGGGAAGCAGGTGTTTTAGCGGAAGGCAAATCGATGCTGGGTGTCAATCCTGCTGTCAAAAACTCCTCCGACTTTGAACTTTCTCCTAAAATGGGGGAACTGTACGAAAGGGAAAACGGGTGGTTTGAAGACGAGATACAAGCCTCTTTAGGTAAGTGCATCAACCATTACGTTTCCCAGTACGACGGATTAGCGGGCTACTGTTGGCCTTTGGGTGACACAGGTTTTCAGGTGCAACGCTACGAAGAGGGTCATGGTTTTTATACGGAGCATATTGATGGTGGGCCTTTCGGTGAAACGAAAAGTAGGTTCCTTGCTGCTTTGATTTATTTGAACGATGTTGATGAGGGCGGCGAAACTACGTTCACGAAGTCAGGGTTAAAGATCAAACCTGAGGCGGGGAAGGTTCTTATTTTCCCGTCGCATTGGTTGTATCCGCATCGTGGGGAGATTCCTTTGAGCGGCCATAAAACGATTATCACTACTTTTGTTGAACAAATGGAGACAGAATGAACGTACTGCTCGAAGATATACTGCGGCATTTGTCCCCTCAGGGGCAACTCGAATGGGAAATAGCGGCGTTAAAAGCAGCGAACGAATCGTTAGAAGCGCAACTCGCTGAAGCGGTTGCTAACACAGAACATGTTTTAAGCGGGACAGATGAACCTGTTTAGTAGAGGATATTAGGGGACTTCATGGGATTTGGTACTACTTACAATGCAGCGGATCCGTATGGCGGATCCCCTGAACAGCGTTTGGCGTCTGCTGTGGCCCAAATATCGTATCAGACTAAAGGGTTTCAGAACCAATACAACAAGCAACGTACTGCGTTGGGGAAACAGTATAAGGCTGCTATCCCTAAGTTTAAGTCGCAATATGCTCAACGAGGCATATTCGATTCGGGTATCCGTAAGGAGGCTCGCCGCGATTTGGAGACTCGCCGTACCGACCAGTTGGGATTGTATGACGAGGCGTTGCAGCAGGCGTTGTATGATTTGAGGTTGCAAACGTTGGGTGCGTATGGGCAGTATTCTGGCGGCGAGTTTGAGGCTGCTTTGACTGATGCTCAGTTGCGGTCGCAGTTGGCTGCACAAATTAAAGGGGCGACTCAATAATGAGTTTCGGAGATATTTGGGATTCACCAATTGTTAATTTTGTGAAACGGGCTGGTCAGGCTCTTTCCACAAGTGGTATTAGCGAAATAGTGCGCCAGATACCGCAGGAGCCTTTGGACGAGTTTATAAATAAAGGAATTGGTGCGCCTCTCGGTTGGGGGCTTGGACTTAATGACTTGTCTGCTGCGGATGCGTTTAGTCATTGGGTTCCTCCTGCTGGTGAATATGTTGAACCCACGATCATGAACGTGGGTCAACAATCTAAGGATTGGTGGCATGAATCGGGGGTTCGTTTTATCCTTGATTCTGAGTTGGTGGAAATGGGTTTGACAACTCCTGAAGAACGCTTCAAATGGCGTCAAGATTTTGTTTCTGATTATCATGGGCATCCTCGTGTAAGTGAACGAACGGGTGAGGAGGATCTGGAACTTTCTGAGACGGATACTGATGATGGGCCTACTGGGCCGGGCGGGCCTCGCGGGCCGTCTTTAGATGATTTGCTCGCTCAGCAGCAGCAAATACTTCGGGACATGGTTGCTCGTGGAATGATGGGTGTGGATGAAGCGGAGGCTGCTTACACGCAGGCCGTTGCTAGCATTTATGCCGATTTCCAGAATGAACAACAAATTACTCGTTCTGGATTCGATACTGATGTCGCTGCCCGTGGTACGCAACGCCAGCAGGATCGTCAGGATTCTATGGATGCTTTGATCGCTGCTGGTGTGGATCCTCGTGGTTCTGCTGGCGACCAGTTGGCTTCTGACCAAGCATACAATGCTGGGACTGATGCCCAGTCAGAGTATTTGGATGCTTTGATGCGTATCTCTGAGATGGGTGAGGGTTCACGGCAACTTGCTGGTGAACGCGAATTTGGCGGGGCGCGTCGTTCGTTGAATGAGACTCAGGCTCAGGGTTTTGCTGGTTTGGAATCTCAGGCTGCTTTGGCTCGGGCGTTGTCTGGGATCTCTGGGACTTCTCCTGCTGATATTTTCGCTGGGATGTTATCGGGGATGGATACTATTGGAATGCAGCAAGGTAAGAACGCTGCTGCGGCTTCTTCGGCTGCCTCTGATCAACAGTATCAAGAGATGATCAATACTGCTATAAACTTGACAGCGAATGGGACGTTCGATGATATCGGCAGTGCGATAGCCGTTCTTTCTGGGCAGATTGACGCTAAATACATTTTGGGTCAGCAAGACTCTGGAGGGTATCCGTCTATTGATGAACAGTTTGCGAGCATGCCTGTCGGGTTAAGATCTGAGGCTACTGCCGCTATTCAAGAGTTGATGTACAGCGGCTTTTCTTATGATGATGCTGCTGCGACGGTATTGGATTCTTACGCTTTCGCTGGTCAGTAATGGCTAACCGTTCAGAGTTTCTAGATTTTTTAAACCAGTCTCAGCCTCAGGGTTTGGATGGGGTGCAGTTGCCTACGTTGCCTTCGACGCCGACGCAGTCTTTCGATCCTGACCGTTTGGCTTTGGCGACTCAGCGTTTAGGTTTGGGCCAGCCCAAGGGTCATGGGGCTATGGGTAGTGCTTTGCGGGTGCTGGGGCTTATCGACATGCCTCGTTCTTTCATTACTTCTGGGTTGCAGGAAGTTGTTGACGTTTTTCAGGGCGAGGGTTTCTCTATATCCGACTTGTTACGCCAAACCCGCGAACATCACGGCTTCGGCGATGTTATCGAAGACATGGGAATAGATGCCGGGATGGGCGGTTGGGGTAACCGTATTCTTGGTTTCACGGGTGACGTCATATTGGATCCTTTGTCTTGGATGGGCGGGTTGGGTGTTTATGCTCGCGCCCGCGGAGCGAAGGGTTTGATTTCGGATGTGACTCCGATGTGGACAGAGTTGGCTAATGCCAAGAAGTTGTCTCCAGTGGATGCGTTGAGGAAGGGCGCGTTGGACGACATGCTGCGGGCTGTTGGTACGTCGCGGACTGTTACTGCGGGCCGTAATGCTTTGATGAAGCATGGTGCGGAGGGTTCTGCTGCTCGGGATGTTGCGTTGAAATTGGTTGATGATTTGGGGATTGGTACTGGTTTGCGTATTCGTGCGCCGGGGACTGGCCCTGTTTTGGGGCGTTTGTCTCGCACTTCGAGTTTTGTGACGGGCGCGTCGCGACGACGCGCTAGTCAGGTTCCTGCGTTTATTCAACGGGAAATCGCTAAGGAACTTCCTGCGGGTATGTCTTTGGCGGAAGTTGTTGCCAAGTTTTCGTCGCGTAAAGTCGTTCCGGGTATCTCTCCTCGTACGGCGGAGGTTGCGCGGTTGGCTTCGAGGCAACCTGTGGAGTATGTCTTTAATGTCGGCGGTAAACCTGTTTTGTCTGGTTTTTTTGGGGCGGTTCAGCCTGCTTTGGGGCATGGCGTTGCTCGTGTCGCCAAAAACAATTTTGCTGCTCGTTTGGGCCAGTTGTTTACCGATGAGGCTTCGTTGAATGTGAACGCTTTAAGGCGTTCAGATAACCCTCAGGATGTTGTGATGTCTGCTATTAGCAGGGATGGCCATAACCGCGGCGGGTCGTTTAGTTCTCATTGGGGCGGCGTGGCGGAGGGTGGCCGCGACGGGTTTGTCAATAATGTCCGTGCCAAGTTTGGTGTTGTCGATGACACTGTATTGGGGCGCATCAAACAAGATGTGAACACCGATATTGCTCAAGACATTTTGGCTGGCCATGCCGTTTCTCCCGCTATTTTGGAGGATTGGGCTATTCGTTTTTCGGGGATGGCCCCTGAAACTGTAGCGGAGATCCGTTTAATGTATCACGCTATGATCGCTGACCCGGATTTTTCGTTTGTGACCAATCCGGCTTTGTGGGGCGAGGAAGGCGATTTTGTTGCTGCGGCTGAACGGTTGACTCTCATGGAGTCTGGCGGGTATGCTTCGCGTCAAATAAATCCTGAGATGAAGCGTTTGTTGTCTTCGATTCATGGTGGGGAGGATGCTGAGAATCTGCATCCGATGATTCAACGCGTTTTTGCCGACATCGAAGTGCCTGTTGTTAATAGTGCTGATCAGGCGCGGAAACGCGCGGCGGCAGGCCCAATGCATGACCGTGTTATCGAGGGGTCTTGGATGGACGGTAAAGGTGTTTGGCAAACCGCTGATACTTCTACTCTGCGGATACCTAAGAAGGGTTCGGCGACAGAGAAACGTGTCCGTGTTGATCCTAAGACTGGCGAATCTGTCGAATACGACCATGTTTTAGAGTATATTACTGTGACGTTTAAGCGTCCGTATCCGCAACTCCCTCACCATAAAGGGCATGCTGGTGGGCGGTTGAATGTGCGCGATTTGGCTGAAGAGGAGATCAGGGGTCGCGCTGGTGCAGCGAATCATGACATGCTTGTTCATCCCAAGGGGTGGTCTTTTACCCGCCAGTTCGATGATGCTTATTTTCGTGCTGGCTATTTGGAGGAGGGGCAATCGTTTTGGGTGTACGGATTTTCTGAGTCTGAGCAAATGCATATTCGGTCGATGTCTCGCGAGGTGCGGATGCGAGCGATGGAAATGTTTTACGCTGATCGCGGCATTTTGTTTAACTCTGAGTCTTACCGTAAGTTTGTTGCTGGTTTCAACCGTTTGGACGAAGTCGGCAAGACAATGAAAAGGCGGATCGCTGGGTTGACAAGCAAGGAGAAGGCTACTCGCGCCCGTGTTTTGGCGTTGGAAGGCGGTAAGGGGTCGGAGGCTGGGCCGGGGCTTATAGCGAAGAGGCGTAGTTGGGTTTCTCAAAACGAGGCAGACATTGCCGCCCTTGAGGGGAAGTTGGGGGATGTCGCCCGCGAGTCTACTGAGTCGTTTGCTGAGATGGTGCATATCACTGACGAGTTGACGGCTGTTGCCGATAAACTCGAGGTGATGATGCGTATGCACGGGTTGGCTCCGTTGGAGGGGTCTGATGATCCGTACCGTTATTTGAAGGGAGCGTTGCCTTTTGGTGAGGGCGGGCAGCGTCCTGTGTTTAATGCGATCAAAGAGTTGCAACCCATTTTGGAGGAGGTTGAGCCTTTGGTTGTTCGGGCTACTGTTTTGCGTTCCGCTGGTCGACAGTTTGAGGGCATGCAGGATAGTTTGCGGCAGGCTTTTTCAGATTTGACTCCGGGGAATGCTGATGTTTCGGCTAACGTTACTGGCATTATTGGGCGGTTGAATAAGCAGTTGGAGGAGTCGACTGCTTGGGTGTTGGATATGCTTGTTCCTCAGATTAGCCGCATGATTAAGGCTTTGTATCCTGAGGATGAGTCGATAAGGGCTTTCATGGAGGTGCGGCGCAGTCTGATGGCTGCGGATCACCCCCATACGGTGGCTGCGGTGATACGAGGGATGCGCTCCGGGGGAGGGAGAGGGATTAGTCCTTCCCGCGGCAAGGCTGCCGCTTCTTTGATGGATAAGATCGATGAGGCTGAGATTGTCTTATCTCGACTCAAGAATGACCCAAATGCCATATTGGGAGAGTTCTCGCCATCGAGTGCTGTTCGCTGGGTAGAGCGCGGGTACGCTGTCGTGCCTTCTGAAGGGAAGAAAGTCTTTCCTCGGGGGCGCTTGCCTAAGCATTGGAAAAATGTTTCGGCGGAGAAGGGCGAGGAGGTTTTTAAACGTTCTGAGATACAATCGGGAATGTTCGACGATCATTGGGTATCTAAACGTAGGTCGCTTTTCCTAAACAAGAACCCTCACGAATGGTATGATTTTGGCACCCCGCAGTTGGGCGCAGCGGTGGAGGAGGGCGGCCCTCTGCCCGGCAAAGAACTTTATAAGCGTCTTTTAGCAGAACTCGACGATACCTCTACTTTGCCTTCTTTCGGAAAATCGCCAGATGGCGGTGCTGAAATGTTTTTCGCCGACGACAGTACCATACTGGATGCTTTGTTTAAAGATAAAAAGCATCTTCTCTTTGATGATTGGGAATCGACTGAAACGCAACTGCAAAGAGTGTTCGAGATCTTGGATCAGGGGCCGCTAATAAAAGCAGACTATGATCGGCAAATAGTCTTCGGAACCGCTTACCCTTCGCTTGGTGGGAACAAACTGTGGGAGTACACGGGTGGGAAACTACAGTTGAAATCAAGACTTGCCGATTACTTACACTTCAAGAAGGGAGAGGTTTGGCCACCTCCTTCCAGCAAACGGTTGACTTACGGTCAGACTTGGGAACAAAGTTTGGCAGATCATAGAGTATGGAAGTTGCGAACCCCGTCTACCACATACCATGACCGAAAATTTGGGTTTTGGTGGAGAGAGGGCCAACATGCGGCGACCGAACCACGGATTTTACCGAAACCCTCAGCGGACGATTATGACCGTCTTGTTCCTGTTGATCATTATGTGGGACTCAGACTCGATACGGCCAAAGAATATCTTGCTCGTCAAGTGCATCGTCGCGGCAGGGACGGTCAAATTATTTCTACTGGCGGGGTGGACATTCTTGAAGGTGCTAGAGAATTGTTTAGAGGCTCTGTCGTGCAGAACAAGGGGAAAACCCGCTGGGGCCAATTGAATCCTAGTGAGGCTGTAGAGGCGGCGACAAGACGAGAAAATCTCCGTTTAAAAGAGTTTGAGATGCTCGGTAAACTCGGATTTCAGGGAGTAAAAGAAGATGGCGAAATTGTACTTTTAAACGCTGCAACCTATTTGGAAATCTCCTCTGTCCATACTGCTGCTGGCCGTCTTCGCATTGTCAGGCAACCCACTGGCGCAGGGGAGGTGAGGGGCAGTCAGGGAGGAATTGTGACTACGGCGAGCGGTAAACCTGTTCCAGCCACAATGTCGTCTTCTCTTAAAAACTGGGCTTCTAAGCCTTCGGGATGGTCGGGGGAATGGTTTTCTCCCGACCCTCCTAAGGGTCTGAGTCGTTCTAAAGCCATCATGGCTGTTTTGACCGACGAAGAGCAACGAACTATTGGCGAACTAGCAAACTTTTTGGATGAATGGGCATCGAACGCTCGTAAAGTCGCGAAAGAAAACGTCCGCTCGGGGAAACCCCGACACGCCGCTCATCCGAACAAAATGCCCGATTCTTTAATGAATGATGCTGTCGAAGACGCTAATGACGAATTGACGTTTTCCTTTATGCCTCGTCTTTTGAAAGGTTCTGATCGGGACGAATGGGTTGGGCTTACCACCAGCGAACAAGCGAGCAGCCTCATCGATTTCAGATCGCGAGTATTGTCTTACCCAGAATATTCTTCCCTCTCCCGTAAAAATCGACCGACTGAGCGAATTTCTGGAAGCCCTAAAGGCGGGCCTTGGCATTTTGTGACGCTAGACAACCCCAAAAGAATCAGAGTTGAGGGAAGTCAAAAAATAGTTCTGGATTTTGACGGATTCAGACTCAATGAAGGTGATCGGCTCACTGTAATTGGTTTATATCTTTCTGAAGTTGCCCCTAAGACCCGAATCACTTCTCCTTCGGGGGGAGTGGAACATCTACGCACTCCACTCGAGGGGCTTACCAATCCTCCTCGGCTCGACCCCTATTCTGCTCATGGAATTTCCCCTCCTTGGCGGTTGAACCAAGGTAACTCTACTTTTGAGGCGGCGGCTGAACATTTGCCCAATGATGTGTACCTTGGCTTGCGAGAACCGACTCTAAATATAAACATGGATACTTTCGGGAAAGCAATCAAGGAAATCACAGAACTGGAAGAAGTTTTGTCCGATACTTTTTTGAAAACTGTCGGGGACGAACTGTCGACCACTGCTTTATCTGGTAGGGTTAAAAAGGTTTTAGAGTACTGGGATTTGAATTGGGATGACGCTAACCGCATGGGCGAGTTGGGCGAGGTTCGCCATCCAGCGTTAAAGACGCTGGATAGCAAAGCATGGGACGACGCACTGATCGGGGCAAACCACCTGCTGCCTCGTACTGGCAAACAACAATATTTACAGAACCAATACAATCGTATGGCTAAAGCCTTTGAGAAGGAAATGGGTGCAGGGAATGTGCCGGATCCTCGTGATCCTGAGTTTTCCTCTTGGTTGGAGACTTGGCTTGCTGGGCCTGAGTTTGGTGGGGCTGGCAGTTTGGCCGATGTCGTCGATTTAGGCAGGTTCCTTAATGGCGGTTACGCTAGGACTGCGAAGGCGGCTATTCGTGTTACGCGGGAAACGCAGGATCGTATTGTTGCTCAGTTGACAGCAGATTCTGAAAAGTTTTTGAAACGTTTGGTCGCTAAGGAGGCGACGTTGGGGCGGAACACTGCCCAGTTGTCGAAGATGGAACAAGAATTGGTGAACAAGTCTACTGCCATTAATCAGATTGCTGTGCAACGTCATGCTTTGGAGTTGGAGTTGGCGCGTGTGTCTCGCCAGAAGGAAAACTTGTTGTTGGATCAGGCGAAACAGTTGGGTTCGCCTCCTTCGGATAAGGCTTTGTTTAATATTAATAGTTTCGGCGGGACTGTTAATTTGTCGGATTTGAAGGTTGAAGATTTGCAACGCTTGTTCCAGCAGGGGAACCACATGTGGGGTATGTGGCGGGTTGCTGGCGATAAAGAGTTTCAGGGGAGTGCCATTTCGTCTCTTCTGGCTGCTCAACGAATGAACGACAGGCAAGCGGTTTCTGAGTTCGCCAGAGGGTACGACAGGATTCATAACTGGTTGAAAGCACAGATGGTTGCTACGCCGGGGTTTGTTTCTCGTAACCTGATGGGTGGGACTTACAACATGTGGGCGGAAGGGATTCCGTTGTCGGAAACGTTCCGTACCGCGAAGATGGTTGCTGCGGCGTACCGTGAGGGTCGTGGCGATTTGGTTGCTGGTGTGCGCGCTATGGCTATGAAGAACGCTGATAGTGTTGACTGGCAGTTGATGGACGAGTTGGTGGGCGTCGGCGCTCATTCTGGTGGTCAGGCTGCGTCTTCGGTGGAAACTCATGGCGCTGGTTTGGGCCGTTTGGAATGGGTGTTCGGCACTAAGGGTGGTACGAGCAGGGGGTTCAGGGTGAATGCTTCTCCTATGTCTGCCGGGTTCGTTGGTTATAGTGCTATCCGTCATGCGAATACTTTCGCTGAAGAAATTCTTCGTTTGGGTACTGGCATTTGGGCGCGTAACGCTGGCGACACTGTGGAGGAGGCTATTGGTCGTATCTATAAGTTGCATTTCAATTACGCCGATTTGTCGGCTTTTGAACAGAAGTGGATGAAACGGGTTTTCCCGTTTTATACTTGGACGCGTAACAACTTGCCTTTGCAAATCCAGTTGATGGCTGAGCAGCCTGCTCGTTATAACCGTTTGTTTGCAGCAAAACGCAACTTGGAGTACGGTACCGAAGAGGAGGGTGTCGTCCCTGACTATTTCTTGGAACCGTTTGGTATTCGTATGCCGTTTAGTTTGCAGGGTTCGCAAGTGTACTCGGTTCCTGATTTGCCGTTCCAAGATTTGTTGAGGTTTGATCCTACGGGCGAGGGTTGGGGTGCAACTATGGAACATTTGGTTTCTTCTGGTTCTCCGTTACTGAAGGTACCTGTTGAGTATTTCGCTGGCAAGCAGGTGTTTGCTTCGATTCCTTATACTGGGCGTTTGCAGCAGGTTCCTGTAGCCCATCGTTCTATTCCGGGGTTGATGCAGGGTTTGTCTGCTATTGGTTGGGCTGAGAAGAACGCTAAGGGTGAGTGGAAGATGCTTGATTCGCGTATTTCTGTTATAGATAATTTGATGCCGTTTATAGGTCGGCTGCGTCGTTTGATTCCTGAGGAGGAACGCTACTCTGAGGAGAAGTATATTCAGACTTTGGTGTCGACCTTGGGTGGTATTAGTATGCGGGTCAATACGCCGCATCAGCAGCGCAGTGTCAGGGTTAGGGATTCGATTGAGCGTTCTTTAATGATGCAACATGATTTGGATTTGATGCAGCGCGAGGTTTAACGGGACAGTTTGCCCTTATAGGTATGGATTACATCTCTCGTAAAGAGTGGGGCGCTCGACCCCCTAAGCGCCCTTTAACGCCTCTAAGGGCCTCTCGGGTACGCGGGGTAGTTATACACCATACGGGTGTCAAGAACGCCTTGGGTGGCCTCTCTGCGGTTCTCAGCGCAGAACGGCACCATATAGATACTCGTGGTTGGAACGCTATAGCCTACAATTGGCTTGTTGACGCTAAAACTGGGCGCATTTTCGAGGGACGCGGCATGGAGTACGTCGGCGGTGCCACTAAAGGATGGAACAGCCGTTCTGTTTCTGTTTGTATGATTGGTTGGGGCGACGACCAACCGTCGGATATGGCTTTGGCCAGTATCCGACTTCTAGTTCAAAAAGTTCAGGATCGTTACGGCGATGGCTGGGTTAAAACTCACCGAATGTTTAAGTCGACACGCTGCCCCGGCGAATGGTTGGGGAATTGGGTGGAGAATGGAATGGATTCAACTCCTTCTATTGTTTCCCCTTCGTTGATGGATCAAATCAAAATGTACATCGACGCGTTGTACGAACAGGTGAAGTCGAAGCCTTTGTCGCGGTGGCGACGATCTAAAGGGGAGGCTGTTCGTGAAGTCCAAAAAAAGTTGTTGGAAAAGGGTTTCAATTGCGGTACTGCTGACGGCGTATTTGGTCGCCGTACTCAGTCTGCTGTCAAAGCGTTTCAAAGAACTCAAGGTTTTTTAAAAGCCGATGGGGTCGTGGGGCGCAACACTTTTCATGCTATGTTCTACCGATAAGGAAACCTAATGGAAGATAAAAAAGATGCTGAAGTCCAAGTTGAAGAATCTGAAGGCCAGCCTCGGTCTGCTGTGGATCAGGCTGCTTCATTGAGGGAAATGGGTTTAGCCAATCATCATCGTACCCCTCGTTCGTTCGGAAAGTAGGAAAACAAATGCCCAAAGTTGGTAAAAAAAGTTACCCGTATACTGCTAAAGGTAAAGCGGCTGCCGCTAAAGCGAAGTCTGCTCAAAAAAGAAAGAAGAAGTAATGGATTATCGAGATGTTGTGGAACGTGCTGCTTGGACTGCTGTTCAAGCGTTCCTGAGTGTCCTTGTGTTGACAGATGTTGCTTCTATCGAAGCAGCGTTGGTGGCAGCAGGCGGCGCTCTAATTAGTGCCGTGAAGACTGTGGCTGCTGCTCGTTTGGCAGAGTAATGGACGAGTCGGAGGGGTGGACGGCTTTTGTAGAAGAGTACGACTATCTCTCTGACGAGATTTACGGCGACCTTGTCACCGAATCTCACTTGTTTGACATCGATGACGGCATCCACGCCAAGTTCACGCAAAGCGGAGAACTGGGTTTGCTGTTGGTGTTTGAACCCGATGAAGCGGAAGGTCTTCTCGCTGCGTTCTATGCCGGGATGGACGGAGTGGAGGAAGCGGAAGCAACGTTCGCCATGTGGGCGGCATCCCTGATGGGGATGCTACGCCGATGCTTGACCAACTTGGACGACGAGGACTAAAAGCCTCTGTGCATCCAGTCTTGTATTCGTTCATCGTGAGTCAAGTCAAGCATTAGTTTGCGCCGTATCTTGTCGCGTCGCCGCGCTAAAGATGTTTTAGGGATCGAAACGATAACCGCTAACCCTCGCAGTGACAAGCATTCAACGAACAACGCGTTGAAAATGAATTGTTCTTCTTCGCTGAGATTCCCTATGGCTTCACCAACGGCGTCTTTTAGTTCTGCGGTCGCTTCGAGCGACGGCAGGACAGGCTCCTCGTGGGGCGACAGTTGCATGAGTTGCTCTGTTGCCCCGTAACGGTGGCCCGTTATTGATGAAGTTGAGGTTGTAAACTCTTTAACTATTTCCCGTTTTTTCGCCATCTGCCGTCCAAGTAAACATACTGGTTTTGAGATGCCAATAAGGCTTCTCTCCGCCGGGGTCTTTAAAGGTACCTATAGTCACTTGGTCGCTTTTGGTCATACGCATAAGATCGTTTAACGGTATACGCATATATTTGTCTCGGGACGAATCCCAAAAGAACATGTCAACGGGAAGCAAAGGCGCCCACGATGTTTGCAGCACTACCATTTTTTCGCATTTGAGTTTAATCCCTGCCCTTGGGGAGCATCCTTGCACCTCGACGAACGCTAAACCGTCGTCGATGTAATCAGGGGTGTAACGGGTCATCAACGGGAGTTTCCCTACGGAAAACGGTGGACGGCACAGGCCGTACCGAATCCATTTCTCCCCACTGTTGCGTTCAAACGCCGCTTCGGCATCGTCACCCATCTTGTCGAGCCTTGTACCCCACGCTTTCGTAGAGTAGTTAGCGTATTGCGATTCAGTCTTTGTCATCGTGGTCTACTTTCACAGCCGATATACGGACAACCTGTTTGTCGTCCTCCCAAGCCACTTTGTTTAAAGCGTCCAAGGTGAGTTTAACATAGTTATCTAAGTCGCCTTTCAACACTCCTGCATCATGCGGTGACTCCATTACTGTCAATATTGTTTCCGTCGGAGAATACCTTATCGTTACTTCTACAGGGCCGCTAAAGATTTCCCCTACCTGCTCTGCCCAAGCAGCCGACACTATGTCTTCGGCCTCTAACGTTTTTTTAGGTGTATAAGCGTACCCTTTTTTAGTTACCCGCGGGCGGGCTTTAACTGTTGGCCTACGGTCAACAACTATTGTATGTACTTTAGCCATTGCTTTTCAGCGTCCTTTCCACTATTTCCCACAACCGCTCTTTGCCGTCGTGGCGTTTCGCAAACTTGCCTCCCCATTCGGCGTCTGCTGATTCCAATTCTGTCAAAATGTCTACTCCGGGGTAGCCTTGTTCCCTCATCGCGTGAGCCAACGCAACTAACGCTTGCGACCTGTCGCCGTGCGGCTTTTCAGCGGTACGGCGCGGCCCGTTTCTACGGATCGCGCCTGCCAAACCTCGCATATTGGAAGTCGACAGGCCACGGTAAGCGATTTGGGGGATTACTTTGGGTTTTGGTTTCACATACAAGGCTAGCACAGGATCCCAATCTTCTAGGGATAGTCTTGTGCTGTACGCTACATGGGCAAAATCTTCGACCGTCATGTCGTCCCCTGTTTCGGGATCGAGTACAACGTTCCGTCCGACACGACTTTGGATCGTACCTGACGAATCTACTTTCGACGGGTACGGCAACCGCACTCCGTTGCCCCACCCTTTGCCGCCTAGCATTGTTTGTTTCGGGTTGACTTCCTTGGTGGGTGCGTCAACGATTTTGCATACGGCCAGTAACCCATTGCGAACATCAACAGCGGGCATTGCGTCAATGAAAAATACCCACAGGTGGTAGCCCTTGGAACGGGATCGCTCAACCCACGATGGGACATCGAGTTGCCACAGCAAGGTTTGTACGTTGGTGGCGTGGATTAATGATTCTTCGTCGCCGTCATCCCAATCTACGCATCCCCAATGCACGACGTATCTGTCGTCTATTTTTTCTAATGGGTACACGCCTATTGGTTTTTTGTGGTCTGCGAAGTGTTGCAGCATCGCTTTGTAAAATACTTCGCCTGAGGCTTCGTAACCTTCTCCTGCACTGTTTACCCACGGTCTGAATCCTTTCCCGTCGTCGGGGTTGTCTATGGCTATACGCCCCCCCCGGAACAATGTCACAAATTGTTCAACGGGGGTTTCTACTTCCGTCATCAGTCATCCCTCCATGAACAAAGCACCCACATACCCCAAACGACAATAACAATCCAACCTACGGTCATCAAATTAAGCATTGGGATGCTCCCCCCCGTCGGGAATCAATTCATCCCAGTACGGGTGAATGTGTCCGCATTGTGAATCCATGTAGTATGTGTAATCACCCAAACGGGCGGTACGTTTATTTTTACACAGATTCATTTGGACACTGTTCTCATGGTAGTCGATTTCCCATTCGGACAAGTCGGGTCTATCTTTTTTGCGGTACACCTCGAGAACAAAAATTGCTTCTTGTTCCCCTCCGTACCTGCCTGCGTGGATACCCGCGGCTTTACCGCGGTCACCTGCTGATCGGCCTGCTTGGTGAACTAACGCAATAGGGACACGTTGTACTTTCGCCCATCGTTTAATTGCTTGCGCTTTCGCTGTGACACCGCTCGCGTCGGCTTCGCCTCCGGGTAGCAATTCAAGATAGTCGATCATGCAGAACGACGGGTTCCTACCCCACCACGCACGAGCCTCATCCATCGCTGCCGACATAGATTCAAGCGACATCGATTCGTCGATGATCGCCACTCGTGACAGTTCGTTAGTTGCCGCTCGTTCCAATTCGGCGAGCGTATCTTTGTCTCCTGCTTTGATGGCTTCTTCCACCTCGGAAGAAGAACGTCCTTGTAGTAGACAAAAAAGTTTCATGACGACAAGTTCGCGGGGTTCATCCATTGAGAAAATGACAACGTGGGCTTCGGGGTCGTTCACAAGGTTTGTCACAATGCTGTTTAACAGCACTTGTGATTTACCCGTGTGGCTCCGGCCTACTACTAGCAGCAACTCTCCACGGCCTATGCCGCGTGTCGCTATGTCAATTTCTGAGAACCCTAGATACCAGCGTTCTGACGGGTTGCGGATAAACCCAATAAGGTTTTCCATAACCGCCGGGGTTAACGCAAAACGAAGTGGCTTCCTGTTCCCAGAAACCTCTGAGGCGACTATAGAGCCATCCTCAGGGGTTTCTAGTGCTTCAGGGGCGGTGCTGCCGCTCGCCGCCGCCTTAGTGGCGGCAGCGAGACGAGCAGCAACTTCGTCCTGCGAGTGCAGGACAGCCGACATTAAGCGCGCACCTCGCGGGCGACACCCTTGAGGGCTTCAGCATCTTTGGCGGTGAAAGGACACACGAACCAATCAGGGATCAGCGGTGTGCCATCTTTCTTCGACAACCAAACACCCTTACCGTCAGCCTTACGCTTGTAGTCAGGGCCGTTAGCGTTCACGTCTTTGTCAGGATTCAATTTGTCCTGCCAGTTCGGTGGCCACCACATGTTTTGGTTATCCATCAAGTCGCGCCAAACATCTTGAAGGCTTCCGCCCTCTTTGTTCGAGTTGGCGTTGCTGTAGGATTTATTCCCCGACGACGGTGCCGCCACGGGATTAGCCGGAGCGTTTTTCCGAACGCTTTTGTTAAGGAGGCGTACGCCTTGCTCATCGAGTTCATACCCGACACCAAGTGCCTCATAGTTAGCGATCTCCAAAGTGGTTCCCCACTTGGCGATCTCCTTGCCTACATCCTCCATCGACGCATCAGCGTCCATTGGGATAGTTACGCTGCATGATGCTTCAGCAGGTTCATAATCACCCGTTTGGATGACCTGCCTCCGAAATACAGTAATACTGTTATTGTTATTTTCTATTTTCATTCCCTATTTCTCCTTAGTCTTGGTTAGAAGGGATCTGGCCCAGCATACTGGCCTCGACATGTTTTCCAAGCACCGCACCATTTAGGTGAACAATGCCAGCCGTTCATGTTGAGAGGCCATACTGGTAAATTGGCGTTTATAAGGGTGCCAGCACTTCGGGCTAGAGCGACCAAACTCTCCCATTGTGGCGGCCCAAAATACACCGTGGTTCGATGCACTTTGCCCTTAACTAAATACACAAACTCAAACGGTAACGGTTCTTCAAAACCGTAGAGTTCGTTCACCGCATAGGTGTATGCGGCTGCTTGCACTGACCATCGTTTCTTCTCCCACTCCGCATGAGGTTTCCTGCCGGGGTTTTTCCAATCAACGATTGGCAGCGGGTATTCCTGTACGAGGTCGATGGTTCCCTGTAACCATATTTCAGGGCCATCTGTGTCAGTCACTAATGGGATTTCAAACCGTTCCTCAACGGCGATGGGCCGCATGGCGGGACGAACTTCGTCCCACCACACAGCACTATTGGCTTGAATTATTTCCTCACACTCACGGTCAGTGTGATTCCATGCAACAATTTCATTGTTGTTTTCTAGCCAATAGTTCATCGAACCTGCAATCATGTCTTCACGACTCAAAGGATCGCCAGCCATCATGGACTCGAGCAAACATTGCTCGATACCGTAATGAACTGCCGTCCCGATCATCGTTGAACTTGATTCGGTTCTTTCCGATAAGCCTAGCATATCTTGTCTAGCCCGTTCGGGACACATTGCTAGTGACCCCAACCATGACTGTCGTAGAATTATTCGGCCATCTTCGGAGATCATGCGCTTCTCAAATCCTGTCTCGCCATAAGGCGTATCTGCTCCAGCCGTCTGGCAAGATGCTCGCTGTCATCCATCCAAATGCCCCATAAGGCTATTTGGATTCCCGTCCCTATCGCAAGAGCCGTTTTAGCGAATTCTGGACTTTCGTCGCCAACCGAAGCCATCAGCCCAGTTCCTTTCACTTTGTCCCGATGGCGAAGCCAGTCGGCGGCAAGTTCCACGACCTCCTTGGCAAAATGATTCGCTTGAACCCGCTTTGCCTCATCGGTGGACGACAGTTCAGCGTTGGCTGCGTCCCAATCGTTTTCGTTCATGTTTTCCATAGTAGCACCTCCAAGTGCAAAAGTGGTGGATCCTCCAAAACTCCTTGGGGAACCCCCACCCCCCCCTAAAGGGGGGTGGGGGTTCTCTTGGTGGTTTGGGAAGGGGCGACAAGTCTCAGGCGAGATCTGTCGGTTTTGGGAAAGGCACGACGTTGTCGTCCTCCATGTTTTCTTTTAGTTGTTGTATTATTTCTTCGGGTATAAACTCTGCTATTTCTTCCATTAGTTTAGAAGAGATTGTCGACAAGTCGTGAAAGAAGTCTCCCAACAATATTTGAAATTGTACTGTGCTTCCGTATAGTGCCATCACGGCGTCAGAGATGTTTGAACCTCCGATTCCTTCGGGGAATACGGTAGTCTCCAGTTCGGATACTCTACCTTCTAGCATCATTATGGATTTCTGCCTCTCTTCTAGTGTCATACTATGTACGCCTGAATAGCGAGGCTGCTAGCATCCACCCTAGAGGTGCGGAGTTTCACTCCGTGCCTTTTTGCCGCTTGAAAAGCGTTAGCGCGGAGATTTGTAAGTGTTACAGAGAAATCCTCACCTTGCACTAGCAAGCGGGGTTGCCCATCTAACCATTCTTTCCACGGGTAAATAGCAACTCGACCCGCTTTAGTACGGGGGAACTCTTCTAGTATCTTAGCCATTGACTTTCTCTTTTCTTTTTATAGATTCGGTTGCAAGCAAGTTGCCTGCTAACCACGATGCCCTGCGGGCAAAGATTTCTGTGGCTTCCGCCAACGTTATGCAGTAGTCGCCGCTACTGCAATCATAGTATTCTCCGTCGTCGCTGGCTGTGTCCCAAACAACGTACGGGTGGAGAGTCTCCGTGGGTCGGAAAGCGACGACGGTACCAACGTAGTCGCGTAGTCCATTGCCTCCCACGGAGTTGGTCCACATGAGTGGTGTTGCCTGATTATGTATTTTCATCATTCCTCTTCCATCAATAGATCCGTACACGCTTCACACATATACGGTGCAGGTACTCCTGCTGGTGTGCGTACCGCTTTACGGTACGCTCTTATTATTTCTCTGTCCTCCGGGGAGGCTTCAGGGAAAATGTCTTGCACGGCGGGGTTGCCATGCATATACGCTTCGAGTTGCGGGCGATACACTTCTGTATCGCTTGGCTCTTTACACGCTAAACATGAGATACCAATGACGGCGTAGCCGCCGTCTTGTTTTTTCATTTACTTGCCTTTCTTGTTGTAATAATCGGTGACCCAAATGTCAACCGATTGTGTGTCGAACATGAATGTTGCACGGCCACCAGTTTCGAGTATCTGTTTACCCACGACCCGCGGGAAAGGATTCTCGTTGCTGGCGTTGATGCGCCATTTGCGTACCGTGTCGTAGGAGACAAAGTATTTGCGGGCTATCTTTTTGGTAGATATGACTTGACCTGCCATTATAGAAGGCATTATACGCCCATCCCTGCCATTAACAGATCCATTGCGTGCTTGGCGTAAGGAGTTTTACCTTCAACAGCCTGCTGCTTCGCATGGGCAGACCCTTTGGAGAAGTGGTGCTGTTCGGCTCCTTGGATAGCGTTGTACGCTAGCCACGCGTTCCCGAACTGCCCTTCCAACCCCCAAGCATTAACCTCTTTGCGCCAATAGTAAAACATGGATCCTCGTTTACTCTCAACGTTACGCAAAGCCCTGTCGCTGGCACCAAAGTCCACGGGTACGAGTTGGTCGACGATCTTGCGGAACTCTCTGTCCGTGAACGTAATATCGTTCATGATCCTCGCACGGAAAGCGAAACGTTCAGCCTCAGCGACTTGCTTGGCAAGTATCTCAGCCCTGATCTCCACTAAGTCTCCGTGGTTGGTGGTGCGTTTCGCTTTCCACAACGGGGTAGCCCCGTAGAGTTGGTTGTCGCACGATGGTCGCGACATCATGTTGAACACCGATGTAGCCCATGTCCCGTTTAACGAGGACACCCAAACCAGTCGGGGAAGTAGTACATCCCCGCTATGGCCGACATCTATATCGTCTCCGATTTTTTGTGTAAACAATAATTTTTCACCATCACCGTAAACGGTGCATGACTCTGTGGTTGTAGGGAATAGGGATTCCGCTGTGTCTATGACAGTACGGTACCCGTCTTCTCGTTTGTCGTAGCGGGACGAATGCAACCCCAACGCTGTGTTGGTGTCTGTTCGTACCACGAAAACGTGTTTCGGTTTCCCGAAATTTTTCCCTGAGTCGACGCGAGGTACCATAGGTGTGTCAAATTCGCCACCCAAATACATCGCAGGCTTGTATTCCACGGGGAACGTAGCGTCTGCACAGACGTTACGCGCTGACCCCGGCTCTTCAAATGTTACTGTACTCATTATTTGTACTCCTGTTTCATAGGTATATTTTTACGGCTCTTATCGTATACAGGCAGACCCGCCGTGGGAAGGTATGCCGTGATCTGTGACCAGTAGCCCCAGACCTTTTCTTTGGTACCCGATTCGACAGCGTCGAAAACGGGTTCCCCGGATTCCGTGCCTAGTCCGCTGATGCGGCATTGGCGTTCGGATCCTGAGAATGTTTCGTATGTGATTAACTCTCCGATACGGGGTGTACGGGTCATCGTGTCTCCTCGAACATGTCTGAGAGTTGAGCATCGAGTTCATCGGAGAACCCGTACACATCCCACAGGACAACATCCGCTTGACGAGGGAACCGATGCGCTTCATGCGCCCCAAGGCACCGCATCAAGTCGTACACGACGCCCTCGAACCATTCAGCAATGTATGGTTGGTCTAGTTTCTCTTCAGCCATCCAACGCTGAAAGGCATCCTCGAACCCGTCGTCTGAGTCGTACTGATCTACCTGATTTATGCTTGTCATTTCTGTTCTCCTTCGTGAACAGGGCAAGTATCGCCCTGATGATTGTTGGGGTCGTCAGACGTACAGTCTTCGGCCTCCTCCTGTGCATATGCCCAACGGTCAACTACCGTTGAGTCGTCGCCATTCCATTCCCATAAGGCGAGGTCTTCGGCTGCGTCCTGAGACTCAGCCTCAACTTCCACCGTGTCTGCTCTGGTTTCTACCACCTCTACTGTGTATTTCATAACTCACCTTCCTGATATAGGTTTGCCAGCGGGACATTTTCCCGTGGCGCTTCGGTACCGCAAGGCCAAGTAGCATGGGTATGCCACGGCTTGGAGTCGCAGTTCATGCATCTCCCGGAGTCACCATCGTTGACCCAATGATGGGTCTGATAGTTGGCCTCCCGTTCCTCTTTAGTCCCGTCGAATTCAACGGGACGGTTCCAATAGTTCATCCAATGCTCCCTACTTCGTTAGCCAACTGCTGGTAGATGGCTGCGAGGTTACGGTTCGATGCACGGACGGCACTATTGACGGTGGATAACACGTGTTCCTGCACAATTTCTTCCACGATGGGGCGTACAAGTTCCGCTATCTGGGTCGTCACAACCTGTTTGATCTCGCCCTGCACATCATCGTCGTATTCAATGGCGTAGACGATATGCCCGTTGATGTCATCCTCCGTGACGTAACCTGAGCCAGCCAACTCATCGTTGATGACATCACCCATAGAGTAGACATCCACATATTCTTCGTTACGAACCATGTCCATAACGATGTCCGGGTCGTTTTCAATGGCTACACCCATCCGCTCAGCAAGGGCATAACAGGTGACGTACTCTTCCGGGTCTACCTCCGCTTTAACGACAGGCAGGTATGGGGCAATCGCTTCCGCGGTTGCCTTTAATAGGTTTTCTGTTGATTCACTCATACTGTTTCCTTTTCTGTTTCACTAGCCGATTGTTCGGCAAGATCTTTACTAAACTCTTTCGCCTGAGCAAGCCAAGGCTGTAACTCCCATTTCATTTGACGCTTAGCCCACTCACCATCCGTAATGTTTTCCACATTCGTAGACAAACCGATGCGGCGATGCACGATCTCCGGGGTGATCCAACGGTTCCAGTCAGGCTGCTCATTCTCCTGAATGTATTTACACCGTGCGTACCATTTCTCCCAATTCTTTTCCGTCACCTCAGAGAGGCCAACAACCATCGAAAGGAAGATCATGCCCTTCGTGTACTGCCACTCCATGCCTCCCAACCATTCGTGTTCACCATCGAAATCATCAGGGGCATCCACCCATTTGATCTCGTCCCAATCTTTAATGTTTCCTGCATCCCAATTTAAACTCATTGCCTTGCTCCTTCTGTTGTTGTTTTGTATTCGACACTTGCCCCAACCTCACGCACATACACAATGTGGTAGAGTTGCTCCCACTTCTTCACCCAATGCAAAACCTTGTCACGGTCAGTATGGATACACCAATCAGCAGTGTCATCATCGATGACACCCTTGAGTCCACTCGCTAACACAATATATTTCTGCTTAGGTTGATACCCGGACATAATTAACCTACCTTTCTTACGAAGCCAGACGTATCTCGTTTGGCCTTACCCTTAGCCCGCAAACCAACAACAACCCCACGGTCATCCCTAGCACGGTCATCAGACTCATCACCATCCACCACAGGCACCCCATGCCAACTAGAGGGCAACGGCACACCCGGAGGGGTATCAAAGACCACAGCGACGTTCTCGCCAACACGAGAACGCCCCACGATCTTCTGATAAGTGGTATTCTCCGAAGCCGAAAACGTTACGTCCAACACATCGCTAGAACGCCTATCCGGCCACTTCGTATAATCATAAAAGACCACATCGTCCTGCCACATGACAAACAGATTAGGCACAACCCTCTCCCACGGAATGTCGCTAATCACGTTCAACCTCAGAGCAATCTGCCCATGAGCAGCCACAGCCAGATCGACCTCGAACACCAACAGATCCAAAAAGGTCTGGGGGTGTTCACCAAGAAACATGGTTTTCCAAAACCTGCCGTACTGGACGTTATCAAACGTCCCCTTACCAGCAGTATTCAGACACGCCTCACGGCACCCCGGAGTGGAATACCTACACACGCTCCACTTCACCGACAAGTTAGCAGGCAACAGAGACAGCCCATAGGTGGGACGCTCCGACTTCGCTAACTTCGTGTTCCCATTAGGGTCAGTCAGCAGCGGAGGTACCGACCCACGGAACTCTCGTACCACAGCACGAGCAGCACGCAACTCGTCCGCATTGACTCGCCTAACTATTAGGTTTTGCGCCATCAAGTGACGCACCATGTCCTTAGCCATTACGCTACCTCCTTACTTCTTAGAATGTCCCTAACCTCAATAGCAGCAGCAGTCATAGACCGCTGGCTAGTCCCGATAATCTGGGTACCCCAGTCAGTATCACAGGCACGTTCCATCACCCCAACAAACACTGTTTTCTCGGGGTCATGAAACACCTTCAATTGGTAGGACGACTTACCGTCATCCCATTCGTACCCAAAGTCCGTCACTCTCGTGCCGAACTCATTCGTGTAAGTCTTCATTCCTTCTCCCAGTCGTAAGGCGCATCCCGAAGAACACGCACCGAATTAGTCACTGTATAATTCGCATCCTCAATCTCGAAGCCACCGCAAAACCAGCGCACAAAATGCACCATCACGGCACAAGCAAAAGCAGAGGTCAAAGCCAACCAAAGCAAACCTAAAGTATACACTGTGTTATTCCTTCCCTAAACGGGTGCGGACGACATCCAAGTCGTACGAAACTTTCACCCTAGATGAACGACGATGCGGAGCCGAAGCCCCAAGAGGTGTGACCCTCACCGTAAGAGCAGGCATCAACGGGATGCCGATAGCGTTAGTTTCCATCCCCTCGCCGGGATGGAAAACCACCCCGTTGATTAGGATTGTGTCGTCTGAATTATTCACTGTATAACTCGGTTCGCTGGGGGCAGGTGCTGTTCATGGGAGAAGTCCTTTCGTTGAGTAATGACCCTATTGGGCTGATGCCCATTCTAATTGACTATCCACACCTAACCAAATCTATTAGAGGAAATTATTCACTGTATAATTTGCCACACACACCACACTCACCACACACACCACACTCACCACACTCATCTGGGAACTATACAATGTATAATTCATGTAAAGCAAGCCTAACAAAAAATGTAAAGCAAGCCTAACACCCCCGGCTGTATGTACGAACACGCCCCGGCTGTATGTGCATACACGCCCCGGCCAAGGCTTAGACATTTATTCAACAAATCACTAGCATTTACGCTCCGCTTAGAGTACGCTCAAGGGGCGGCAACACCGCCGCCCAAAAAACAAGGAGCCATCATGGCAACCAGCAAAAAAACCACCACCAAAAAAACCACAGAAGAACCCATCTTCTATGAACGGCCAAAGGCCATAACCGAAGCCATCGCTAACCACTTTGAACGGCCATCTGCCGTGGATGACGGAGCCGGACTCTGGAGCCTCTTAACAACGCTCAAGATGACCAGCACCCGCACCACCAAAAAAGACGGTACCGCCCTCACCCGGCCAGTCTTAGAAGTAACGGAGAACGGGCTAACACGCTCATTCAGGGCGTGGTGCGAGAATGAGGGCATGGGTAGCCAAGACCTAGACCTCGGAGCGTTCCTAGCGTCAACGAGTAAATGCCCGGACAACCAAACGGCTAACGACTGGCACAACTGGCGCAGCGGCAACGGCAACCCCTACGGCAACGTAGCAACAATCAGAGAATGGCGACCAACAGTCACCGCAGCACAACAGGCAGACATCCCAAACCTGCCCGGCGTATGGAATGACCTAGCCGATGCCTATTCAGTAGCCCAAGAGGACGGACACAAAAAACCCGCCACCGTCGCCAAGACCAGCGTAGAAAATACTTATGGCCTAGAGGCAGAAACCCGGAGCAACACACCATCCGGCGGGTCATGGGAGCGAGTATGCGCCGAACTGGTCACGCTCTGCGCCGAAGTGACAGCCTGTGACGTAGGCAGCAAAGTACGGAGAGGAGTAACCGAAGCCCTCGCCTACCTATCCCCCGACGGAACCACCACCGCCGAAGTACAAGCAATGCGCAACGTCGCCCTCTTCATCCTTGAAGACTGCGACGCCATCGCCAAGGCTGGTAACTAAATTGACCAAAAAGCAAGACGACCACCTCAAGCGGTTAGGCGTACACCTCACAATGTGCGGCTACAACCCATACACGCAGCAAGGCAAACTTTGCCCCGACTGCCTAAAAAAATTGGAGCAGCAAACATGACAGACATAGCCACGGCATACGACTCAGTAGGCGGAAACGTCCTGCTAGATCGTACGCACCACATGCACCGCATCGGGGTACTCACCGACAAGGAACACGCCTTGCGATGCATCGCCATCTTGCGGGAACGGCTGGCAAGGGTTGACGACTGGAGCGGAGCAGAAATGCCTAACAACTAGCCCCAGCGGTTCGCCCGCACTACACAGGAACCCCGGCCAAGCGGTCGGGGTTTCTTGCGTCCCCACCCAAGGCGCACCCCTCACGGTGCAGAAAACCCCGGTCGGATTTTGGCAAGTAACTCCTGTTATCTATAAAGAGAGTGACTAAAGGGGTACATACGTTCGGGGGGGGAGGCATGGGGGGGGTACCCCATCATCGGCTTTTGTATGTATAGATATGGAGGGGCGGTGCGGGCTGTTCGGCGGGCTTGTTTTGGGAGGGTTTTTGCCTTTGGGGGGCTTGTGTGTCTTGTGTGGCTTGGCATGTCGTCCCTCTTGGGATACCTGAACCACTTTGGGGTGGTTCTGGTATCTTTGGGGTGTGTCTTGGCCCCCTCCCCTTAGCCCCTCCCCCTTATAGCCTAGAGTGTCCCGCGGTTTTCTTTGATTGTTGCGTGTTTGTAACCTTATTGTAACGTGTTTGTAACATTGGGGGGTGGGTGGGACAGTTGGTACTGTCTTATAGGACGACATGGGAGTTTGGTTTTGCCTCAGAATGGTGGCGGTAAGGGTTGGGCGTGGGATGAGGATTCTGGGTCTAAGGTGATGCCTGATTCTTGGGTGTCTTTGTTGGATTGGTTGTTGTGTGGGCCTGATCGTGAGCCGAAACTTCAGAAGGAGTGGGCTGTTTTGAATGGGTTGCATGGGGATTCGATTCGCCGTATTAAGCGTGATGCTCGTTTTATTAAGGAGTGGGATCGTCGTGCTGCTGAGTTGAATATTTCTCCTGAGCGCACTCAAAGCGTTGTTGACGCTTTGCATGCTCAGGCTGTGAGTGGGAACACTCAGGCTGCTTCGTTGTATTTGCAGTTTATTGATAAGTTTACGCCTACTCGTAAGGTGGTGGTTGATGAGACTGCTGTTGAGGGTATGTCTAATGGGGAGTTGGCTGAGGCTTTGGAGGCTGAGGTTGCTCATTTACGTGTTGTTAATGATTAAGGGGAGTTTGTAATGGCTGGTCGTTATGGGAATGTGAATACGGGGTTGTATCCTCAGCCGGATCCAAAGAAGAAACCAGATCTGAAGTATCGGGAGGCTCCTGCGGTACCGTCTTTTTCTCCTGAGGCTGCTCGTGCTGCTGGCGCTGCTCGGGGGCGGGATCCTCAGTCGGATGCTCGTGTTCGGGATTCCGCTTTGAGGGTTGCGGCGGGTCAACGTCCTGCTCAGGCTCGTTTCTATGAGGAATTGGCGGCGCTGGCTAATGGGGATCCTAATTTCGACGAGACCCCTTATACGGGTGGGTTTGGGGAGGATCAGAGGGAGCAACGGGAGTCGTATGGGCCTGAGATCAACGATTATTTCGCTCAACAGTTTGCTGACCAAATGAAAGCAACAGAGTTGGCGTATCTTCAGGCGATGAGTCGTCAGGCTGCTTCGGGTGTTCGGAATCCTTTGGGCATGATTGGTGGTGATGCGCTTAACGGCTTGATGGGCGCTGGCCGCAGTGCCATTGGGGCCGCATATGGTGCTGGGCGTGGCGCTGTTCGGGCCGCCGGGAATGCTGCTTCGACTGTGGGTGATTTTGCTCGAGATGCTGGTTCGGCTATAGGCGGTCTTGGCAGACGCGCTGGAAGCGCCATGAGTGATCATTTGCAGGGAGCGTTTGGTGCTTCTTCTCAGTCGCGTTACCCCGGCCCTTTCCAACAGGATGTGCCGTGGCAACCCGGAGGCCAATGGCTGCCTTACAGTGATGAGAACCACTGGCCGGATCACCACCCTCGACCCGGCACGGGAGATAGATGGAGGGGTTGGACTGCCGAAGATAGTATGCGCGGCTATAGGGGGGTTGATCAGCCGCTACGTCCGCGAGGCTACGGCTACCGTCCTTCCGACAACGGTGTGGGGTTCACCCAACAATTCGACCCCTATGGTTCGGCTCCCCGAGAGGAATTAATCAACGATTACCTCGATTGGGCTATGTCAACTGAACTTCCCGGCTACTTAGAACGATACATGGCTGACCCGATGAGCGGCGAAAACGCTACTCGCGAGGAAACCAGAGCGTATGTTCGGACTTTGCCGACTTCTAGGTTGATCGAACAGTTCAAGGGTAAAAAGGTTTACCCATAGGCCGTGAGCCGTGTAGCAGAACTAAGACGCGAAGCCGAATGGCGTAGATGCAGCGAAGACGAAGCCTACTTCCTACGCAGGTATTGGAGTATAGCGCATCCAGCGCACGGACGAATATTGTTCGACCTGCGCGCTGCACAAGAACACGCCCTGAAAGAATGGGCCGAAAATCGGTACTCCCTAACATTAAAGGCCCGCCAAATAGGTTGGTCGACACTCGTGGCGGCACACCAGTTTTGGTTAGCGTTTTTTCATCCTGATCAAAACATTATTGATCTGTCTCGTACTGAACGCGAATCAGTCCTGCTGTTAAAGAAAACTAAGTACGGGTTTAAACATTTACCCGACTGGATGTTAGCAAGAGGGCCGAAGTCGCTGATGGAACATCAGCAGCGGATGGGTTTCGACAACGGATCGCAAATCGTGTCGATGCCATCTGCTTCGGATCCTGCTCGTGGCGAGTCTGCTTCTTTGATTGTGGTCGATGAGTGGGCGTTTTTGCCTAACGCTGAGGAGGCGTGGGCTTCTATTGAGCCTGTTGCCGATGTTGGTGGCCGTATTATTGGTCTTAGTACTGCGAATGGTTCTGGTAACTTTTACCACCAGTTGTGGGTTGGTGCTTCTACTGGTACCAACAAGTTCGCTCCAATGTTTTTTCCTTGGTCTGCGACTGAGGATCGTGCGGAGGGCTGGTATCAGGAGAAGGTCGATTCGATGCTTCCTTGGCAGTTGGCTCAAGAATATCCGACTACTCCCGAAGAGGCGTTTATCAAGTCAGGTAACCCTGTCTTTGATTTAGACATTTTGGAGAAGATGGAGCAATTCTGTCGTCCGGGTATCGAAGGCTGGTTGCATTCCGTTACTCCACGAGTGGTGGAGTTTCGGACATGACTTTGACTGTGTGGCGTGAACCTGAGTCGCATCATGCGTATGTGATGGGTGTCGATACGGCTGAGGGTTTGGCTCACGGCGATTATTCGTGCATACAGGTGTTGGATGTTAAAACAGGGGTACAGTGCGCTGTATGGCATGGCCATATCCCACCCGACGAGTTGGCTAACGAGGTACACAATCTTGGCGTGTGGTACAATAATGCGTTGTGTTGCGTCGAGTCGAACAACCACGGGTTGACTACTATTGTCCAGTTGCGCCAGTTAGGTTACCCTAACATGTTTAGGAAACGTTCGTTGAATCAGGTTACGAGCAAAGTGTCGCAGGAGTTTGGGTGGAAAACCACTCGTACATCTAAACCTTTGTTGATTGATGATTTGGGTATGGCTATCCGTAACAACGAGTTGCAGTTGCTGGATCGGTATACGGTCGCTGAGTTGCGGTCTTATGTGCGTAACGAGCGGGGAACCATGTCTGGTTCACCGCACGATGACAGGGTGATGGCTTTGGCTTTATCTAATCAGATGCGCCAGTACGCGTTTATGCCAGAGTATGCACCCAAGGTTGACGATTATTGGACTGTTGATTGGTTTGCGCGCCTGATTACGGGCGATCAAGAGCATCTCGATACTCGTATTGGGGCTTCTACGACTCGCGGGTCGGTGTAGTTGGGACACTTTGTCCCTTCTTTATGAAGATATATCTTTAGGAGGATATTTCATGGCTAAATTTGTTTCGCAAACCAACGGCACTGTGTCGATGGATGGCGCTAAAGGTTCTAACAACAAAATGGTTCGCGGTGCGAGCGTTGTTGCCAACAAGGTTGCCCCCGGCGGTTCACAACGTTCAAAAGAACGTACCTCTGGTGGCACCAAAACTGGTGGCGATAGCGAGTTTGGTGCAGGTGTTTCCCCTCGCATGACTCCAAAAAACCAGCATGGTCTGGGCGGCAAAGTAGAACCTGCTTCCAAGCAGTCTGCGTAGTTGTGGCGGTTTTACCGCCTGATGCTACGTTTGAAGAGTTTTGTAAAGAAACTCTTTCTTTGCGTGGCATGCTAACTCACGACGAGTTGGTTGAACGGTGGGAGTTTCGTCAAAAAATACGGTCGGTCAAAGTTCATAACGGTGAGGTCGCTAATGCTTTGCGGCCTAGCGATGAACGTGGATTGACAAAAAGGGAGCGCAGCGACAAGATTGTTGCTGAGGCTAAAGCACAGGGTCGCAACATCGAACCTGTGCAGAAACAATGGAGTTAGGTCATGGCTCGTAAAACACGCGTCGAGAAGTATGAGTTGGCTCGTGAACGGTTAGAGGCTTCTGCGCGTTGGCGTGAAGATAACGGGTACGACGATTTGTGGCGTCGTATGATCGATTTGTACCGCGGTAAACATTGGCCAAAAACAACCTCGAATGAGGATTTGATCGCCGTCAACTTGGCGTTTTCGACTATCAACGTTATTGCTCCGTCTGTATCGGTTAACCACCCTAAGATTGTTATTACTCCGACTAAGCCCGAGGATGAAGATCGCGCTATTTTCGTTGAAGCGGTCGTGAACCATTTGTGGAAGCATCATGATTTCCGCACTCCGTTCCGTAACGCTGTTAAAGATTTCCTTATCTTTGGCCACGGGTGGATTAAAGTTGGTTGGAAGTTTACCGAGCAGGAGCGTTCCATTAGCGATACTGAACGCGACGAATTGTTGGGGGAACAGATCAATGAGGCCGACAGGTTTGCGGTGGAGAACCCTGATCTTGCGGCTGAGGTGCCTACCGATGAAGAGATTGCAGCAAACTTACCGTCTTCGCAGTCTGTTGTTGTTGAGGATCAGCCATTTGTGGAGCGTATCTCCCCGTTTGATGTGTTTGTAGATCCTGAGGCAACGACTCTAGAAGCCGCAAAGTGGGTGGCGCAGCGTGTCGTCCGTACTCTCGATGAGGCGCAGGGCGATAAACGATATAAGCCCTCTGTGCGTCGCCGTTTAACCGCTGATGCTTCTATTTCGGAGTCTCGCCAAAACCCGACAAAGGACGACCGTTTCGTGTCGGACGCTGAACGGGTTGTTGTATGGGAATACTACGACATTATTAATAACACTATGTCTATTTTGGCGGATTCGGGCGACGAGTTTCTTGTCGATCCGACTCCGATGCCGTATGCGTATGGTCAACCGTTCGTGATGATCCGCAACTATGATGTGCCGGATTATTTTTATCCGATGGGTGACTTGGAGGCTCTCGAGTCTTTACAGGAGGAACTTGATAAGACTCGTTCTCAGTTGGTGAATGCTCGTAAACGGTATGGGCGTAAATACTTGTACCATGAGCGTTCGTTTGGGCCTGAGGGCCGCGAAGCCTTGGAATCTGAGGAAGATGGCCGCTTTGTTCCCGTTGTTGACGAGAACAAACCGTTGTCGGAAGTGATTATTCCGTTGCCTCAGATCCCGTTATCGCCTGAAGTTTATAATACTTCTTCGATTATTGAAAACGATATTAACACTGTGTCTGGGGTGTCGGAGTATGCGCGTGGCCAAATGCCAGAGATACGGCGTACCGCTACTGAAGCGGCTATTGTCGCTGATGCTGGTAATGCTCGCGCGTCTGACAAACTCGCTATTGTCGAGTTGTCAATCGGGGTTATTGCTCGTCGCGTCATTCAGGTGATGCAACAGTTTATGACTGGTGAACAAATGGCTCACGTTGCTGCTAATAGTGGCGACAATCTGTTTGTGCCTTATGGCCGGGAAGACATTATAGGCGAGTACACGTTTAGTGTTGAGGCTGGATCCACTCAGCCGATTAACGATACGATGCGTAAGCAGCAGGCTGTTTCTTTGTTGAACGCTTTGGCCCCCTTGGTGGGTACCATTATTGATCCTGCGGCTCTGGCTAAACACGTATTGCAGCAGGGCTTTGGGGTTAAGAATCCTGAAAAGTTTTTGATGCAGCAGCAACCAATGATGCCTGAGGGTGATCCTGCTGCTGAAGGGGGTGACCCATCTATGGGGCCACCTCCGGGTATGGGGCCGCCTCCGGGTATGCCGATGGGCGGGCCGCCGGGCGGAGACGCTTTTGGCGCTTCCGGCGGGGTGCCTCCTGAGTTGTTAGCGCAAATGCAAGGCCAAATGGGTTTGGATTTGTCTAACTTGTAGCATTGGGACAGTTTGTCCCTTTATATAGAGCAACCCGTTTGGGACTCTAGGAAGGTAATGAAATGGATAACGAGTTGACGGAACCCACTGAGGTGGATACTTCGGAAGCGTTGATTGAGGGTTCTGAGGAACCTGCGGGCGAGTCGTACACCGTGACGGTGGATGGCGACGAAACGCAGGTCAGTCTTAGTGAACTTCAAGACGGCTACCAACGACAAGCGGATTACACTCGTAAAACGCAAGAGTTGGCAGGCGAGCGGAAACGGTTACAGCAAGCAGAGGCAATTGTGTCTTCGTTGGAGTCAGATCCTGCGGGGACATTAAACGCTTTGGGTGAGGCTTTTGGGGTTAGTCCCCCTCCGCCGCAGGCTCCCACTCCTCAACGTGCCACGGATTCGTGGGACGATGATTGGAGCGAGGAACAACCTGTGAAAGAGGATGGTACTTCTCTGAGGGTTGCTCATTTGGAGGCGCGTCTTGAGCAGCAGGATCGTTTATCCCGCAGACAAGCAGTTGAACAACAAGTTGAAGGTCTTAAAGATCAGTATGGGGACTTTAGTTCTGATGATCTTTTCCAACACGCGTTGCGCCATAAAATCGGGAACCTAGAAGCAGCATTAACACATATGCGTTTCGGTGATGTTTCTGAACGTGCAGCAAAGTTGGAGAAGGAAGCGGAACGCACTGGTGCTAAACGAGACGCTGGGGTGGTTGAATCTTCGGGTTCTAAAGCCGCCGGAGCGGTGTCGTCCAAAGCATCTGGTGATAAGGGTCCACAAACTGTTCGAGAGGCTTTCATTCAGGCCAAGAAAAACTTGGTTTGATTAATTATTTCACGGAGGTGAAAAATGACAGTAGCAAATAGCAATTTTGATGCAATCCTTTCCACCACCCTTAATAACTACGTTCCTAAACTGACTGACAACGTTTTTTCGGCTCGGCCTCTGTTTTATGCCTTGACGAATGGTCAGTCTATTCGACGTATTTCGGGTGGCGCTAAGATTGTAGTCCCAATCATTCATGGAACTAACAGTACTGTTGGTTCTTACTCTGGCGACGGTGTGATCCCTACTACTGCCCAAACGGGTATTAGTGCGGCTGAGTTTGATTGGAAACAATACGCTGCTTCGGTAACCATTACTGGTATTGAAGAAGCAAAAAACAACGGTGAAGCACAAATAATTGATTTGCTTGAAGGTAAAATCTTCCAAGCGCAAGAATCTATTATTGAAGGCATGAACACCATGTTGTGGGGTACCGCTTCTGGTACTGATTGGAACGGCTTGGGCGACCTTGTTGATTCAACTGGTTCTGTTGGTGGTATTGATCCGGCTGCGGTATCTCCCGCTGATAACGCTTTCTGGGCTTCCTCAGAAACCGCTGTTGGTGGCGCTTTAACCACCGCCGCTATGGCAACCATGTACAACAACGTGTCGGTCGGCAACGATCAACCGTCCATTATCATCACGACTCAAGCCGCATACGAAGCGTATGAGAACTTGTTGACTGATCAAATCCGTTACACCGATACCGATGTAGCGGATGCTGGGTTCCAGAACTTATTGTTCAAGGGCGCTCCGATCACGTTTGATGACCAATGTACAGCGGGCGACATGCTTTTCCTGAACACCAAGTACCTGCGTCTCGTAGGCCACTCTGATGTTTGGTTCAAGGCAACACCGTTTGTACGGCCTACCAACATAGATGCTGTGTATTCACAGATCCTTTGTTACGGTAACTTGACGATCAGCAACCGCGCTCGTCAGGGCAAACTAACTGGTATCACTAGTTAACCTTAGGGTTGTTGGGGGTGGCAGCCTTTGGGCTGCTGCCCCTCAACTAATTGGAGAATATTCATGGCTCGCAGTTTCGCAATCTCTCATAGTTCTTCTTCTCGTCCTGCTGGGGAACCAGCCAATAACTTTCGGGCTTTGAATCCTGCTCCGCATTCTACGGCGGGTCGGAACATTCAGAAAGTTAATCCGATGGGGCCGAAACGGGAAACAATTATTGAGGTTTGCTCAGCGACTACCAAGGCTGGTAGTTCGTGTAAGGCCCGCCCTGTGGCGGGTACTGGACTCTGCGTGTTTCATGGAGGCGCCAAAACGGAAGGATTGTAATGCAACTATCTGAAATGCGCAACTATGTTCGCAATGTTGTCGATATCGATGATACAGATATTTCTGATCCCACGTTGAATGCTTTCATTGGTGAGGGTTACGATCTTATTGTTTATTCTGAGAAGCGTTGGCCGTTTTTTGAGGCAGCCAACACGTTCCTCACTGCCAATGGAACTAAAGATTATTCGCTGGCTACTGTTGGTGTTAACGTTACTCAGGGTTTGCGGGAAATCAATTCTCTACGCACAGATAAACACGTTATAGAATATATTGGTTCCGACGATGGCGACATCATGTATCCGTTGGATTCGACTAATACTGGGGAACCCTTGTACTGGTCGTATTGGGGTGAAAGTGTTCGCTTCTACCCTACCCCCGACGCTGCGTACACTATTTCGATGCGGGGTTACCGCAACGCTGAAGCGTTTTCGGCAGACACAGACTCGCCTGATTTGCCTGATGCGTTTGACCGCGTATTATCGTTGTACGCTATTTACCGTTCGTATCAGCAGCAAGAAGACGGCGGCATGGCGCAACAATACTATGTGTCGTTTGTCGGCGAGTTAGATAATTTGGCTAAACGGTTTAACGATACTCCTGCTGCTCAACCTATGATTTTGAATAGTCGGCGTTCTGGCCGTAGAGGATTGTCTCGTATGCGTTACTCTTGGGAGTAGCGGATGGCTTTATCTAGTTTTGTTCCGCCTGCTTCTAGCGGCGAACCGTACCGTTACGAAGAGTTAAATGATTTTACGGGTGGTTTGAATCTGCGCGCCGATCAGTCTTCTTTGGCTCCTAACGAGTCGCCTGACTTGCTGAACGTTGATGTCGACCCTCGTGGCGGTGTGGAGCGTCGCGACAATATTGATGCTTTGAATACAACTGCGTTGAACGGCGACATTTTGATGATCGCCGATCATTTCGAGACCACTAGCGGTACTGAACAGATCATTGTGGCTGCTAAGAATAGTGCTGGTACTGGTACGGAACTTTGGTTTGGGACTGGTGGAAATTTTACTCTAATTGAGGACGCGACTGGGGTTGTCACGTTGACGGGGGTTTCTGTTCCTTCGTCGGTGACGTTTAACGATTCGACTTATATTTCTAACGGCGAGTTGTTCGACAGTCCTGCGGACAAGTCGGCGTTGCGTTGGCGTGGAGGTAACTCTGGTACTGCGTTAACGCTGGGTGTCGGCGATTGGGGTGCTAACGGCCATTTTCCTCAGGCACGGTTTACTACTACTTGGGGTGAACGGGTTTGGGCTGCGTATACGACGGAGGCAAGCACGGATCGGGCTTCGTTGATTCGTTGGTCTAAAATCAACGATGCTGAGAATTGGCTCGAAGCGGATTATATTGAGGTCGACATCGGGGAGCATGGTGACGCTATTACGGCGATTGTTCCTGATGGTGATCGGTTGCTTGTTTTTAAGCAGGAATCTGTTTATGCTATTTATGGTTTTGATTCGGATACGTTTCAGGTTGTTAACTTGACTCGTGCCGCTGGGTGCCGTTCTGGGACGGTTCCTGTCGCTACTCCTCTTGGAGTGTTTTTTTGGTATGCCGAAGAGGGCTTATTTTTGTTGAGCCAGCAGGGTTTGGCTCATATTTTTTCTCGTTTGAAACCTGCTGTTGAGAACGGGTTTCTGACGTTGTCGAATGCGCCGTCTTTAATGTGGTTTGATCAACGGTTGTGGTTGTCTGTGGATTTCCAGTCGGGGGATAACCATACTGGGTCGTCTCAGTCGGGTCGCCGTAACATATTTATTTTGGATGGTTCGTTGGGCGAGGGGGGTGCTTGGACTCGTCATGATATTAATGCTCGCTGGTTGTGGGCTTATCGTCCGCCGGGGGATACGCATTTGGCTTTGATGGCTACCTCTGATGTTGATCTTGATTCGGTTCCGACTGGGCTGTTTACGCGTGTGTCGAAGGCGATGCAAAATAACGATAAGGATGATTATACGGGTGCGGGTTCGCAACCTATTCGGTCGCATTATCAGACTCGCTGGTTGTCTGGTAACCGTCCGACGTTTCCGAAGCGGTGGGGTAAAACCCGTACCATATTGTTAACTGACAATACGGTTCGGGTTTCTATGCAGATTTTGAAAGATTATAACGCTTCTGGTGCCACGGTTTTGTATTCTAAGGATTTGGTAGGCGATTCGTCTACGGCTGTTTGGGGTACTGCTCGTTGGGGTATTGATTCGTGGGTGTCTTTAAGTAATTCCCGTATTTACAAGTTTTTCAGATGGCCTTCTGCTGGGACAGCGAAGGCTATATCTATAAGGTTTAGCATTGCTCCCGACGACACCTATGGTCATGGCAAATGGGGTATGACTTCGATTGTCGGGATGTACCGAACAAGGAGAATAAGATAATATGGCGGCTTTAACGGGCGTTACGAATACTTTTAACGCTGGTGACACGATTGTCGCTAGCGAAGTGAATGTTAATTTTCAGGATGTTGTTGATTGGGCGAGTAGTGCTGATCCAACTTTGGGGTCGGGGGCTTCGACTGTTACCGTTGGGAACAACTTGGTTGTTCCCGCTGCGACTACTACCCAGTCGTTGACGGTTGACGGTATTTCGACGTTGACGGGGGCTACTACGCACGGGTCAACGATCACGGTTGGTTCTAGCGGTACGGGTCATGATGTTGTGTTTCATTCTGACACGGGTGGCGACAATGTTACTTGGAATTCGACTGACGCCAAGTTGGTGGTGACTGGTACGTCTGCTACGGATGCTTTGGTGGTTGCTGATGGTCGTATGCGGGTCGCTGATCGCGTGTATTGTGAGGCTTCTGATGAGGTTACTTTGGCTGGTACTACGGGGGCGCTTGTTGTTGGTGGCGATGGTACGGGTACTCATTTGGCGATGGATGCGAATGAGATTCAGGCTAAGGCTACTGATACTACGACTGCTCCTTTGAAACTGAATCCTCACGGTGGTTGGCTGGAGATCCCAGAAATCGTTTTTTTGAAAAATAGTTCAGGCACAACAAAGGGTGCGTTGGGCATCGGCTCATGGTGGATTGGGGTCGACGCCGCCGATGCTACTCTTTCGATGGGAAACCAGACAGGCGGGGCAACTTCGTTACGGTGGGATGACAGCGATGGGGCGTTTTACTTTAAGAACGATGGGACTGATCGTTTGTCGGTTTGGGCATCAGGTACGGTATTAAATACCTGTACTGAGGGTACAGGCGACAACATAGAAATAAATGGCTTCGGGGTACTCGTCAAGGATTCTTCTTCGGCCCGCCTTAAAAACATCGACGAAACTATCGACATGGGCGACTACCTCAACCCTGTGATGGTTGATGCGCTCGAACCGAAGATGTGGTCATTTAAAAACGATACAAGCAACAGCCCTCATATTAGTCTTGTTTCGGAAGACGCTAACGAGGTTAGCCCCTTTCTTGTGACTAAAGATTTTGACGAGAACGGCGATCCGCGCTTGTCGGGACTTAAGGACAGGGCAATCATTTCGCTTTTGATCGTGGCATTACAGGACGCTCGTACACGCATCGCCGCTCTGGAGGCATAATGACCCCGGAACTCGTTGGTCTAATAGGAGTACTGGGAGCCGCTTTTATAAGCGGCGTATTCGCTGTGTTGGCTAAAAAGTTCCGTGAAGAAAACACTGTACAACACGAAGCCAACCAAGTGCGACTCACCCATATAGGTAGAGAAATTGGTGAAGTAAAAGCAGATATTAAGGGTGTTAGAGGTTCCCAACAACGCCACTTAGAATGGCATGCTGAACAATGAATATGCCTAATTTTGGGTTTAATAAGGATCTAACTCCCGCCGTCACCGTTTCGATGACGGACGGGTTAACGTACCGCGGAACTTATTCTGCCGGAACTGCTTACGTTGCTGGGGATGTCGTCACCTACAATGGCGAATCTTTTGTCGCTCGTCAGGCAACGACTGGTAATACGCCGGGTAATACGACGTATTGGCAGACGTTGGCGGAGCAAGGTTTGTCTGGTGCTGCTGGAGCGACAGGTTCGCAAGGTATCCAAGGTATTCAAGGCATTCAGGGTGCTACTGGTTCTGCTGCAACTGTTGGGGTTGGTACCACATCGAGTGTTGTCAATAGCGGTACAGCGGCGGTCACTAATTCGGGGTCTTCTACTGCGGCTACTTTAGATTTCGTTTTGCGGGATGGGCCGACAGGTTTAACGGGTTCGCAGGGTATTCAAGGGATTCAGGGGATCCAAGGCGATACTGGGTCTACGGGTGCGGCAGCAACTATCGCTGTTGGTACCACCTCTAGCGTCGCTGACGGTGGTACCGCAACGGTTACCAATAGCGGTACTTCTGGTGCGGCTGTTTTCGATTTTGTGGTGGTTGACGGCCCAACGGGTTTAACTGGGTCAACTGGGGCGACGGGTGCTGCTGCGACGGTTGCTGTTGGGACTACTTCGAGCGTAGTTAATAGCGGTACGGCGACGGTTACCAATTCTGGTTCTTCTAGTGCGGCTACCCTTGACTTTGTGTTGCGTGACGGCCCTACGGGTATTCAAGGCATTCAGGGCATTCAGGGGATTCAGGGTATCACGGGGGATACTGGTACGGCTGGTACCGATGGCACCGATGGTGCCGCGGCGACCATTACTGTTGGCACGGTAGGTTCTGTAGTTAATTCGGGTACTGCAACTATTGTGAATAGCGGCACCAGTGCAGCCGCTACGCTTGACTTTGTGTTGCGTGACGGCCCTACGGGCATTCAAGGTATTCAAGGTATTCAAGGTATTCAAGGCATTCAAGGTGCTACTGGGGATACTGGTGCTACTGGTTCTGGCATGAGTGCTGGTCAAGTATCGCTGTGGGCGGGTTCAACCGCCCCTACGGGATGGCTTGAATGCGACGGTACAGCGGTGTCACGAACCACTTACGCTGATTTGTTTGCTGCGGTCGGAACTCGTTATGGTGCTGGCGATGGGTCTACGACGTTTAATCTACCGAACCCTATTGACAAGTTGGCGATGGGGATCGCTTCGGCTACGTCTCCTACTGCTACTACTTTGGCTGGGGCTTCGTCTTTGGATGCGTTGGGGTTGGGCAATGAGTCTGTCGGCCATACGCACAACTTTTCGGCTAATACTGGTGCGGCTACTGCTACTCATACGCATACTG